GTATTATGAGATTACCCACAACGGTGACAAACAGGAAACCTATGTGGACGCATATAAGAAATGGGAGAATTTCGTTGTGAAATGATGGAGGTGCATCATGAAAAAATTAAACGTAAAGACAGCTTCCACGCAGGCAGGCAAGATTGTCCCTGTCCAGTTGGGGACGCAGTGCCGCCGGGCGATGATAAAAAATTTTTCAGCAGGGGACATCTGGGTAGGCGTAACACCGGATAGCACGAAAACAGATGGCATGATCCGTATCCCGTCAGAGGGCGCGCAGTTGCTTGTCTCTTTCTGTGCAGGGCAGTATGGAGATTTAATTGATACGGTGTATGTTATGGCGGACGCAGCGGAAGAAAACTGTGTTGAAGTACAGGCGTTGGAGTGGTAGCTATGAGAAAAATCGAACCGGAATTTATTACAGGCATGGGATATATAGGTGCGTCGCCGGGCGTGCTGTATCGCATGGGAGGGGCAGGAGAGCAGACGGTTGTTACAGGCAACCCTGCCCTGCTGGAGAACGTCAAAGGAAGCCGATTCACCTCCCTCACCCTCCACGGCAAATCCACGCAAGGGAGCACGACTGGGGCAAATATTTTAAAAGATACTTACCTCAGTTTATGTAAAGGTGGTGTTGATTTATTTACCGCGAATGGATTATTTACCGCGAATTCTAATTACGAGAAAAACGTTGAGTTTAATTTGCTTTTTACGGAAGGAAGTATTTTTGCCGATAGCATCAAAGATGAAGAAACATATTATATTGTTTTTAGACCAATTGGATTTACACCTGCGTATCGGTTTCAGCTATCGCTAAAAAACGGAGCACACGAAACAATGACAACTTCTGCTGGAGCAATTGTGGCTTCCGTATCTGGAGCGGTTTTGAAAAAAACAGCAAGAATTCAATTGTATTTTTTTAATGTGTCGGGGGCAATTCCCATCGTATCTGGCTCTAAATTTCAGATGATTTTTTCAAAAAACCCTGACTGCATTTACGAGCCCTACACCGGCGGCGCACCATCTCCGTCCCCGTCCTATCCGCAGGAGATAGAGAGCGCGGGGCAGAATGGAGAGATTGAGGTTGAGGTGCTGAGCGGGAATCTGTTTGACAAAAGCGCAGCATATGATCTTACGCAATCAGGAGGATGGAGTGCAAGTTTTGACGGAGAAGAACTTAAAGTAGTAGGGAATAATATAACAATTGGCTCTATTAGGTTGTTTAATTACAAGAAAACTCTTCCAGCTGGGACTTATACGTTCTCTATTAGCAAGCCGCTACCTTTTGAAATTCGAATTGATAACTATTTTTTAATCAAAAAGGGGGACACCAGTGCGACAGTTACATTTGATAATGGCGTGAGCATGTCACATTTTGCAGTAGATGCAGAACCTGGAGCGACGTTTAATGAGCAACGATTTAAAATTATGCTCAACGCCGGCTCAACTGCCCTACCATACGAACTCTACAAGCCAGCCCAGACGCTCATCATTCCCACTTCCGGCGGTCTGCCTGGAATCCGGGTATCATCCGGTGGAAACTACACCGATGCAGACGGGCGGCAGTGGGTGTGCGATGAAGTGGACTTAAAACGGGGTGTATATGTACAGAATGTTGCATTTGCAGAATTTGGGAAAGGGATAACCTCGCTGACAAAGAATAGTGGTGTTTCCAGTAAAAACATTGTTTCCGCTTACTTTTTTTCAATTCCACGGAAAAGGGCTAAAACAAGACATACGATAATGTCAAATTGCTTAAGATTTGTGGCGAACGTCAGTAGTAGCAATCCAGCGTATGTCATTTCGAACGAATCTCAAACAGAAGCAATGTATGTTTCAATTCCGGCGGAGTTGTATGAAAATGATGATCAGATGCTAAATCTGTTAGCCGAAAAAAAAGTCAAGATACTATATGCAACTTACCCAACTGAGAGGCCTTTATCCGCCGAAGAACTTGAAAAATACAGGTCATTGCGCACATACAGCCCAACAACGACCGTGATAAACGATGCTGGCGCAGGGATGAGCGTGGGATACAAAAAAGCAAAATAAGGGTACGCCATAAAATGCAGGAGGTGGTAGAATGGAACTAGATACGAAAGTGGGGAACGTGGAGATTAAACTCGATACGTCCCGCATAGACGAGAATCTGCTGGAAGCCCAGAAGCTTTTGAACATGCAGGTAGTGGCGGACAGCTCACCCTTCGTTCCATTCCGGCAGGGCGCACTAAGAAACAGCGTAAGATATCCTGACGGGGTATACGGCGGAGTGATTGAGTATGATACGCCATATGCTCATTATCTGTACAAGGGCATTGTGTACGGTCCGAATATCCCGCTTAAAGATGCAGAGGGTAATATTATAGGGTGGACATCCCCACCCAACAAAAGCCCGACGCAGAGAAAGATTAAATATCACGAGCCGGGAACGACGTCCGAATGGTTCGAAGAAGCTAAAAGGCGGCATAAAGATGACTGGCTGGATCTTGTGAGAAAAACGGCGGGGAAAGAGTGATGCTAAGACCAGAGTATTTTGAAGGGAAAGCTGACCGGATATCAGAGATCTACGAACGGCTGGAAAACTTTATCCTGCGGGACATCTCCAGAAGGATTTTGAAATCTGGGAAAATCACAGCCACGGCGGATAGACTGCTGTACAGGCTGGAACAGTTGGGGGAAAGCCGGGATGAGATACAGCGGCGGATTATGGAACTGACGGACCTGAGCGAAAAAGAACTGCGGAAGCTCCTGCGGGACGCCGTGTTGACATCGTGGGAAGATGATGCGGTTACACTGTCAGAAATGGGGGTCGTGGCGCAGTCTCCGCTTGAAAATGCACGGTATATGGCTGTTATCGAAGCAGAGTACATAAAAAGCCGAGCGGAGCTGAAGAACCTAACAAGGACGACGCTGGAGCAAAGCCAAAAAGACCTTGTGACGCTGCTCGACGAAGCCGATGTAAGGGTAGCAAGCGGAGTACAAAGCTATCCCGCAGCCATAGCGGATGTGCTGGATGCGTACGCGGGACGCGGCATTATGGTGGATTACCCGACAGGAGCACGGCGGACGCTGGAAGCGGCAGTACGATGCTGTGTAGTGACGTCGATGAATCAGACGGCGGCCCAGCTGACAAATAGATATATCGTGGACAGCGGTACAGAGTATGTGTTGACCTCGGCGCACCTCGGGGCAAGAGTAAGACGTGATGGGCAGCCATTACTTGCCGGACATGACGAATGGCAGGGGCGGGTGTTTAAAATCGACGGAAGCGAGCCGGGATATCCGAACCTGCTGGAATCGACAGGATATGACATTGATTTAACCACAGGAGAGGGCAGGGTTGTGGATATGAGAGGGCTGCATGGCTATAACTGTCGGCACGGTCACATGCTGTTTGACAAGCGGATGAGGAATCCCTGGAGGGACGAGGAAGGAAATCTGCTGGATGGAAGCGGGAATAAAATCACGGACGCTGAGAATCTAAAACGGTACGAAGAAAGCCAGAAACAGAGGGCTATGGAACGCGGAATCCGAAAGACGAAACGTCAGATGATAGTAAAACAAGAAGAGCTTGCATGGGCGTCCGGCGCGGAACGGGAAAAGCTCCAGCAGGAATATGATAAGCTGGCTTACCGATTGCAGGGACAGAACAGGGCTTATAACCAGTATTGCGAAGAACATGGATTACAGCCGCAGTATGATCGGAATGCATTAGCGGGATTTGGATACCCGCAGCAAAAGGCAGCAAATAAAGGGGCAAAAAGATATGCGGAGAACGAACCGATTTGAATATTACAATCCAAACCCCTCGAAATGGCAAAGAGTAGGGGATTGCACTGTGCGCGCATTGTGCAAGGCTTTAGGGCAAGATTGGGATACAGTTTATGTAGGTTTGTCCGTGTATGGTTTTTCGTTGTCTGACATGCCAAGTGCTAATAGAGTCTGGGGCGCGTATCTGCGCGAGAACGGATTCCGCCGGTATATCGTAGACGACCACGGACAGCATGTTTACACGGTAGATGATTTTTGCCGAGACCATCCAGCAGGGACGTATGTGCTCGGGATAGACGGCCATGTGGTGTGCGTCAAAGATGGACATTACTGGGACACATGGGACAGCGGTCAGGAGATACCGATATACTACTGGGAGAAATAAGGAGATAGGCACTATGGAAACGATACAGGCTATTCTTGCTGTGTGCGGCGGCATTTCGGTGATAGGGGGCGCTGTGGCTGTGATACATAAATGGATATCCCCCGCGATTAAGCTCACCACGCGGGTAAAAGCCCTTGAAGAGCATGACAAGCGAGACTTTGAAACGATGCATGAGATTAGGGAGCGGGACAGCCTAATCATGGAGACATTGGTAACGATGCTTAACAGCCAGATATCAGGGAACAATGTTGAGCAGTTAAAAGAAACGAGGGGAAAGCTTATATCTTATCTGGCGCGGACGCAATAAGGGGAGTAATCTTGAAGGTATACGATTTTACAGTGTTTGAATTGGATTTTTTTCGCAAATACTGCAATTTTACACCTGAGGAACGGCGGCTTTTTGAATTACGGGCGCAGAATATTCCGCTGGAAAGATGTGCGGAGATGATGAACGTGAGTGTGTCCACCGTGAAAAGAATGAGCCAGCGAATAAACAAAAAGATAATACGGGTATGTTGATTTGATACTTTTGTAAGCCTTTGATGGACTGTCAGAGGCTTATTTTTTATGCCATAATTTAGGTATAGAAAGTCATTGAATTAGTCATAGGAGGCGCAGGCATGGCATTACCATATCAAGGATACGGCTATAACCCGTATCAGTATGGACAAGTAAATCCGCTACAGCCGCAGATGGACAGGCTGGCGCAGATGCAGGCTCAGTATCAGCAGCCACAGCAGGTAAATCAGGGGATCCTGTGGGTGCAGGGCGAGGCTGGAGCTAAATCTTATCTTGTCGCTCCAAATACAAGCGTCCTTTTGATGGACTCCGAAAACTCTAATTTTTATATAAAGACTACCGATGCCGCCGGGATGCCGACGCTCCGCACCTTTGCTTACAAAGAGGTCACGGTGGACGCGAAAGAGCCACAGAAACAGGCGGAAGTGAACTTAGACGATAAATACGTTACTCGGAAAGAATACGACGATTTGAGAAGCAAATATGAAGAATTATATAGTTATCTCGAAACGGCAACAAAGCCGGAAGGAGGCAGACATGGCGAATCCCTTGTTTGAGGCCCTGAATGGTAATAGAATGGCCGGAATGCTGGAACAGTTCCAGCAATTCCGAAAAGAGATGGAGGGCAGAAATCCGAATGAAGAGATTAACAGGCTGTTGCAGTCTGGCAAAATAAACCAGCAACAGTTAAATCAAGCCCAGCAGATGGCGCAGCAGATGCAGGGTATGTTTAAAGGCTTTTTTAAATAGTACACAACCGGGTGCACACGGTTTTGTAAATACATTATCGAAGGAGATAATTACTATGACAGACGGTTTAACCGCTTCTGATGTTGCCGTATTAACCGGCGGCACAGGAAAAAATGACGGCTTCGGCGGAGATTGGGGTGCATGGATTATCCTTTTCCTGATTTTCGGTATGTTTGGCTGGGGCGGCTTCGGCGGCTGGGGCGGAAATGGTGGAGGAGCAAATTCTCCTGCATTTCAGGGTTATGCAACCCGTGCCGATATCGACGCAGCGCTGTCCACGCAGGGAATCGAAAACGGGATCCAGGACCTTTCCGGCCAGCTTTGCAACGGCCTTGCTGGCGTAAACGCCAACCTGTCAAATCTGGGTTATCAGATGCAGCAATGCTGCTGCGATACCCGTGAGGCTATTGCTGGCGTAAACTACAACATGGCAGCCCAGACAAACATCCTACAGAATACCGTAAACAACGGATTCCGCGATGTAATTGACGCGCAGAACGCCGGAACACAGCGCATCATCGACCTGTTTACACAGGACAAGATACAGTCTTTGCAGACCGAGTTACAGTCCGCACAGCTCCAGCTGTCTAACAACGCACAGACAAACAGCATCTTAAATGCTTTGAGACCTACACCCGTGCCGTCTTATCCGGTCATGTCCCCGTACACGTCCATCGTAAACCCGACAGGCTTTAGCTTTGGCGCCGGATGTGGCTACGGAGGCAACACGGGATGCGGATGTTAAAACTTCAGACGGAGTATCTTCGTGGCATTATTTTGCCATGATGTTCGGCTGATGCCGTTATTCACAAAAAGGGACAGGCTGAGAACGTCTGCCCCTTTTGAAATGAAGGGAGAATAAAATGATTGAGTTAGTAAACACAACGCCGGTCACGGTCCCAGTAGGGCAGTCCATCCCGTTTTCGGCAGTGGCAACAAAGGGCGGATGCGCAGAAAGACACAGGGCTGGAAGCGCGCAGATAACGCTTGTAAAGCCCGGTAGATATCTGATCACATTTTCCGGGAACGTCGCAGTACCGACTGGGGAAACGGTAGGAGAAGTGGCGCTGGGAATTGCCAGAGATGGGGAAATCCTCGGCGGCACGGTGATGCGTGCCACCCCTGCGGCAGTAGAGCAGTATTTTAACGCATCGTCCCAGACATACGTCGATGTGTTCTGTGGATGCTGTGAAAACGTTTCCATCAAAAACGCAGGGACAATTCCTGTGTTAGTAGACAATCCGAACATAACAGCTGTTCGGGTTTGCGGTTAAGGAGGGCAGACCATGAGCTATAAATTGATGCAAAATATCCGTGAAGAACTGGATAAAATCGCAGAAAAAGGTCTGAATACCGGAAACCTTGAAACTGCATACAAGCTTATCGACATGCTGAAAGACATGGAAAATGTGGAATACTGGAAGTGCAAAGAGGGCTATTATAACGCCG